CTTTTGCTTACTCTTTAGTTTTTCGCTTTCTCTTAGGCTTTTCTGCGCCAAGCTCGCAAGCTTTGTCTACATAATACTTATCGCCGCTAACTATCTTAGCGCCTTCAAAGTCAACCCACTTGAACGAGTAGGCGCAGACCTCTTTCTCTTCACCGCTAGCGGATAGGTACTTAAGAACTGCGCTCATAATCGCCATCTATAGAGTGATACACTTAACGCCAGCTGTGTCTTTTAGGCCAACATCTGTGATTGGCGACCAATTGGCTACAGTGCGAACCTGAGCTGAGGTTGGCTTAGTGACAGACTTGTCCCATGTGTAACCTTTGATGCCGATACCGAAAGAGCCTTCAGCCTTCATCAACTGCTTAGCGTTAACCTCTGAAAGATCGGTTACTTCATAAGAGCGCATATCGCCCTGCTCTTTAACCGTAGCGCCACCAGCAACCAATCCAAGCTGAATGTAGTTGTCAGTTCCAGCGTTATCAAAGAATAGCGCGTCTGAATCAGTCTCGATTAGAGGTCGGCCATGACCATCGGTTAAAACTCGAACGCCAGCCCAATCAAATAGGTCGTTAGAGTTTGCTAGCGCGTAACCGAAAATGTCAGTCTGTGACTTGCTATGCATGATCCAACATGTAATGGCCCCTCGACGATCACCGAACAATCCTGAAGCCTTGTTTAAAGACTCTGGCGATGCCACAGCCGCAGTGCCATCATAAACAACTGTGCCATGAGCGCCATCATTTACGGCAGCAACCGCTGCGCCGATAAGGTTGTTAAGCATGTACTGCATAGCACCTTCAGCTACAGCGTTACCAAACAATGTGCCTGCTTCACGAGGATCTCGCTTAGTCCAATCGAAAGATGTATTTGTGTAAGATATGTTAGGCATACCCCACGCCATTTTAACTTCAATCTGCAAAAGCTCAGATAGCGCGTGCTCAGTGTTTGCAGCAGTAGATGCGGGGTCTCGATCGCCAATCAATGAAGATAGGTTTTCAAACGCTGCTTTCTCGTAAACGTCACCAGAGAAAGCCATGGACTCAAGCATTAGAGCGCCCTGAGTGGCCTGGTTCCATAGGTTAATGTTTTGCTGCAAAGTATTAACAAACGCCTTGTAGCCATACTCGTTAAAAACTTGGAAATTATTTAATGACATTGTTATGCCCCTTATTTAGAATTAAAAGCTATCTGCTCATCTAGCGACATCTCGCTATACTTTTTATCACTAATAGAGGCTTTGCCGCTACCATTTGCGCCCTTAGCGCCTACACCTGTCGCACCAGTGCCTTTTATAAAACGGGCATAGGTAGCATTTGATTTCATTTGCTCGATTAGCGCTTCACGACTACCAGCATCGCCGTATGTAGTCTGAAACTTGCCATCATCGCCTTTCTGCATGCTAATATGCTTTTGCAAAAACATACTTAAAATTTCAATATCTTCCGGAGTGTTTGCTAGCTCACTCGCTAAAGAATGGTTTGCATTTGTCACGTAAAGCTCACGAAGCTGGCCTTCCAGCGCTTCATTAGTAGCGCTAAATTGCTCACGCTCCTTTTTGATTCGCTCATCGGCTAATCTCTGCGCTTCTTCATAGTTACCTAGAGCCTTCTGCTTTTCTTCTTCAGCTAAAGCCTTTTCTTCAGATAACTTTTGAGCCGCTGTTTTAGTTTCAGATAGCTTACCCAATAGCTCGGTATTCTTACCCTTTAAACCTTCAACTTCAGCACCTAAAGCGCCCTGGAACTTTTCAGCTAGAATAGCCTTAGCATCATCACTTAGCTCAACGCCTTCAAACACGGTTTCTAAATCCATCTTGCACCCCTTGGGTTTTGTTATGTGACCTAATCACAGTGACATTATAAGTTATTTACTTTACATAAGGCAATCACCCATAAAAATGCCCCAGTTAAGGGGCTAGTTATCAACATAACCAAGATTTCGAGTAGTAGTCTATATCTTCGGTTTTAATTGCCCCATCTTGCATCGACTTATTACCAAGAAGTACGCACTTCACAGATACAGCCTCAACGCATCCAATAGGCTTTAAAACAGATAGCGCGTAACCACCTGTTTGAGCCTGAGCGCAAAGCCATGTCTCAGCGTTAACCTCATCAATAAAAACCTGCAAATCTGGGTACGCCCGTACAAATGATTTTGACAGTAGCCATCGCCATAATTTATTTTTCATAAACAATTGTGTTTCTTTTTAGTGCCGACAACGACTCTCTAAGCAAATACCCTTCAAGCATCCATATCTTGTTTTTAGCGTTATCTCTCGCAATCTTTCTTCCTAACTCTGCATCGAAGTTTTCAGGAGATGCGCATGCAGACTCACCATGAACGGTGAAGCCGTTTTTAAGGGTTAGCAGGCACGATGTAAATGTTGAACCTTCGAACACGTGAAACTGTTCAGAAACAATAACAGATTCGATATGCTCAGGAGTTACTCGTGGCGCAGTTAACCCTTTATCTTTGATTTCTTGCTCGATATTATGGTCATTCATATTGTTAACCCTACTCATATTAAGTCAAAATTGACACCTGAATAATAACATTAATTTATAGATAACGCTCATACTCAGGCTTTTTAGCCATGTAATCACGTATAGCCTTATCCTTAGCAGCCATCTGCTTAAGCGTTAGCGGCTGGTCGAATTGGTCAGACATCGCTTTCTTGAATTGTTCAGGAGTTAAACCAGAGTTTCTTAACAGGTCAGCTCGCACCTTTCCTAGTGCGTCATCTTGCCAAAACTTAGGTTGAGACTTAATGAACGCCATTTGAGATGTTGAGTCTCTTACAGTTTGACCACCATCAGCGCCCCTTGCTGGTCGAGTATCGCCGCTTCTATCAATCTCATACTCAGAGCTTAACACCGGCACATCAGTAGAGCGCTCGCCATAGTGAAAAGGCAGCATCGGATTAAAGTTGTCTTTGTAATAGTATTTTTTCTGATCTCTAAGTCTACATATTTGCGTCGTTCTTGAGTCAAGCGTTGCCACAATTTGATAGCCGATAATCAAATCATCATTGGCCCTGTATAGCGCTTGCTTGCTTTGCGATGCCGCCTGCTGATACATGGTCTTAACTGTAGCTCTAACGCCATTACGTGCCGTCTCGACAGCTTGAGACACAAGTTTACGCAGTCCTGATATATCACCACTAAAGTATGCCCTGGTAACTGCTGATTCAACTCCTTTTCTCGCAGACTCATCTATTGAGGCAATCATCTGCTTCCAGGTTATAACGTCCTTGTCGCGCTGGCCCAATATCATTGGCGTGTTTTTAATCCTGTCTATTACATCAGATTTCTTAGGAACTACTACAGGAATAGGATTGACAAACAAATCCTCAAGCAGCGCAGCCTGATAAGCAGCCTCATAAGCGGCAAATTCAGAAATATCGGCGTTAACCTCTTTCTGGTACTCGCTAAAGTATCCAGATGTTTCAAGTAAATCTTTTAACACCTCAGTGTAAGTTTTCACACTGCCAGGCTTCAGCTTTGATGTGATTTCTAATGCCAGCTTCTCGTAAGAGTCGAACCACTCTTTAGGCTTGTTAGCCGTCATTGCTGACAGCCTAATAACATAAAGCTGGTGGCTCGCTTGCTGTGTGATTGATTTCTCTGATATAGGCATATTCGCAACTGGTCAGACCACTAATTTATTAATTTTAGCATACAATGTATTCAACTTAAAAAGGAGACGGATATGAAAACAGTAGGTGATTTTAAAAAGGCTGGATTGGTGTTTGTAAAAGGTGATAACACCATTGAAAGCGATGGATCTAGCAGCAAAGATTATATTGATTTTGATTATGACGGTAGTTTCAATAAAAATAATTATTTTGATTGCTCGCCAATTGAGTCATTCGCTTGGCGAGAAAACGCAGGGGTTAACCCTGAGTTTAAGGGGTTAATTGAGTTTACATTCAACGGTGAAGGCTGTGAAATGCAAGAGGTAAGGAATGCAAACAACATAAACTGGGCGATAGTTAAAAAATGGCGGCCAAGTCTAAATCAACCAAAGCGATCTCCCTATGACGTTGACGCGCACGTTAGCGGCGAGAAGGTTAAGCCAGTATTCACGCAAGAGATGGCTGATGCGGGCGAGCTTCCTCCTGCTGGCAGTGTATTCCTCTACTGTAACCTGAGAAATCCAAAAGCAAGCGACTGGCGCGAAGTTGAATCTAAATATACAGATGATGACTGTATGTTTTTCAAGGGTAAAAGCGGAGTTAGAGGTTTTGTGAGTAAGGAGGATATGGCTTACCCAATTTGCAAGCCTATCGACACTCGCACACCAAAGCAAAAGGCGGTTGATGAGATGGTTTCAATTGCAATTGATAGTAGTGATGACATTGCAAAATCAATAATCTATGAGGCTTGCGTAAAACTGGTCAGTGCTGGCTACCGCAAATGCTAGATCTACCACCAACCCACTGCGAATCTCAGCAGCAAATAGCTGTTGAGATAATGCAGGCGGTTAACGATGAAAATTTATAGGAGATGTGAAGATGAGTGATAAAAAGTCACAAGCTACTCACTATTCAAAAAGGTGTTGCTGGTTAGGGAAGGCTAGATTTTATCATGTATCAAATGGTCAAATAGCAAGACTTGATGTTAAAAATGATAAATGGGTAATGGCTGGTGATACGGTTCATATGAAAAGCCTGATACCAATTGGCAAGTAAAAACAAAGCCCACTTAACCGTGGGTTTTTTAATTTCGAGCAGCCATGCATTAACGACCCATCAATTATTTATAGGGCATATCAAGATGCGAAACAACCAACCTAAAAACAAGCCCCAATTAAGGGGCTTTTCTTTATGCTGGCGCTTGAGTACCTATAAGGTCTATCACATCTGCCTCCGTCGCATCTTCTGGGAACTCGCCAGCCTTTACCATCTGCTTGATGAAATAGTCCATCGGAGCCATACCGAGCTGTACCATCTCCATCCACTTGGCTATTTTTTCAGGCGTCATTGTGAACGGGAAGAATTCGACATTAAGTTCAAGTTCATAGTCTTGAATCGAATTGCTCATTAGTTGCTGACAAGAGTCGATAGCCTGGACGTATGACATTTGGATATTGTGAATCAATCCATACAGTGAAGCCGTGTTAGCGCCTTGCTCAATCTTAACAACTTCAACCTTTTGTTCGGGCCCGCCTTCAATAATAAGGCTAGCCCCGATACTTGCCGCGTCTTTTATCTTCTGCATCTGTAGGGCGTTTGATAGATTGCTCTCTTGAGCCTGTAGAAGCTCAACGCTATCACTCTCACCGAAAGTGTTTACAGCGTTAGCGCCTTGGTAATATGTGAAGTCGTCACTTACGCCTGAGGTGAATATGTTAACAGTCGATTGCGATGCTTGATAAGCGTTCTCCTCAACGTCTGCTGAGTTTCTGTATTGACCTATGTTTAACTCTGCGATCGGAAGCAGCAATGGAGGGTCTAGCGTCTCAAGCGAGTTATTCAGCGAACCAATCGGAAATGCCGGGATATACTGAAGATTGCGACCGCTGTAGTCAGTTGGATAAACAGGGTCCTCGATTAACGTTCTAGCTGTATCATCTAGCAGCTCGTGCTTGTAGATGTATTTACCGTTGTCCTGCTCCTCAAGAGTCAGCCTCCTGTATTGATAGCTAAACTCCTCTGCATTGGTTTCTGGGTCGATAGTCGATACTGACTCGCGCAGCAATACATAAGACAAAACCTTTCTCGCACCAATCACAGAGTAAGCCGACTTGATGACATTCAAAAAGTCATAAGTCTTTATGTTAGCCCTGATTCCTGCGTCAATATCAGCTTGTGACACACTTGTTGCGCTTGGAATGTCAACGAATAACAATCCCGTGCCTTGGTCCATCATATCAGACGTGACTAGCTTGATTTGCTGTGCAAGCGTTGTCCCTGCGTTGTCTGCGTTATCCTCCAGGTATTTAACCGATTGAGGCAAATCGATTTGATGCGGCTTGAAACCAGCAAAGCCAAGGAAAGCTTTTTTAGTTCTCGATGTGAACTCAAGAATACAGGCTCTTTGCTTGTACATATCATACTTCTTGGCGTTACCAGTCGAGCAATCCATAGCGTTTGGCATTGGCAATAGCTCTGTATCGCCTTCGTATGTGTAGCCGTTAGTTTTGATTAAGTTATCAGAGCGCCAGCCCATTTTCATAGCATAGCCACCAAGCGAGCAAATAATAGTTTTTTGCACTTGTGGGTACATCTCGCAGTAATCAGCGGAAGCCAGATTATTAGCGTTAGTGTATTTGTACATTAGTAAAGACTCCGTGATTTGATTTGTGCAACTGGCTTAATTATAGGCATTCTAGCATTAACATAATAGCCTAGCGCGTCATTTGGGTGGTCATTGTCATGCGACTTGTCAGGCTCGCCTTGCTTGTTGTAAACCTGCTGTTCTAGCGATTCAGTTGTTTCAGGGCATAAAGTCGTGTTTACGTAATAGTGAATATCGCCATTAGCATTCAGTAGTGCGGCCTGAACAGAGTTAATTCTATCCTTAACGAATGGGTTCTTAGCCTTGTTAACAACGCTAAAATGCTTCTTAAGCTGGCTGATATCGGTTTCTGATGCATTGCCTGTCTTTCTGTTATTTCCTGATGCATCTGGATACACCGTTACTCTATGTCCTGGATACTTTGAATTAATCGCTTCAATCATTGCTGGCGTATCAAGTAAGCCCATCAATTCACCAACAGCAGTACCTATCCGTTCGCCTTTATCGTTTTGGTCCTCAACATGAACAATCGCACTCATCTTGCCAACGTTAAAGTCCATCCCTATATGCAGGTGGTCTTTTGGATCGATTACTCTTGAGCTGTGATTTCTCTTTCTGTCGAAGTTCGTGTAAACAGCGCCGCTAGTTAGGTTGACGAAGTCACCATTAAGATAAGCCTCGATTAGTTGGGGCGGATAAGAGTCTCTTAGTGTCTGGACGTAATCTTCTGGCAAGAACGGGTTAGACATTGTTGACGCTTGAACCATTCCATAGCCTTGCCTTGGGTTCTTCTTCCACTTATCATAAACGAATCTAAATCCCTCTGGAGTTGTAAACACGGAGACGGTGTTCATTGGCTTGCTAGAATTCTTCATGTAAGTTGACGGGCTTTGTCTATTACGCGCAATTATCTTTGTCCATGCCTCGCGCGCATTATCTTCTTTTAGAGTATCAAGCTCGTCTATCTTCGCCCTAAATGATTCGTAACCAACGATTCTTGACGGGTTGTCTAGCGTTCTTAATACGAAGTCGCCCATTTGCCCGTTAGATGTATAGATGATGTTTTCTGACTTGTTGTAGCGATACCGCACACCCCAATCCTGGAGCTTTTCTTCCATTCTTGGTGCAAGAATCAATCTAACCAAATCATAGGTAGGCTCATACATTGCAATCAATGAATCTGCGCCACCTTCTAAAGAGTCAAGTAATGCAGATGTGCACATAATCTCTGATTTGCCAGTTCCGAATCCAGCGACGAAGGCAGGAAACTTGCAATCAAGATTAAGAAACTCTGACTGAGGCGGCGTAACTTTAAGGCTTACCATTCACAACCTCTATTTGAACCTTTTGAATAACAGAGTCCCTTGCATCTTCAACTGGCTTGTCTGCAAACTTTGGCAGCACCTTAGACATAAACCACTTTCGGCTATCAACCCTTAACCTACTTCTTCCTACGTTCTCACCGTTAAGCTTGTAGCCAGCGTTATCAGGGTCTGTTGACTCCATGTAATCATTGGTTCCGTTATCGGCAATATCAAGGATGTCATCAGCCATGAATTGATACTGAATCTCCCTTGCGTTTGCGTAGTTGTCGCGAAACTTTTTGTAGACATCAGAGTCAGAAAGCAGCCATCTCATGACGTTTGAACGATGAGGCAGGTGCGGGTCCTTGCATATCCTATTTAGGCTTTCACCTTCAGCTAGCCTTAGGCATATCTCTTCATCAATTTTATTGGTGTATTTCGTTGGTCTAGACATTCTCACCCCTTAGGTTTAAATGCTTGCTCTTAGAGCGTTAATGATGGGGTAAGTATAACATTATTGCTGCGGATATAAAAAAGCCCTCTATTGATGGCGGTTGCCACCGATAAGTTGATTGGTGAAACGTAGTGAAGTCTTATTTGCCAAAACCCAATGCTATCCTATTCATGACCTACCACTGCTCTTCCAGCAACCCAGCTTTAAGCGCTGCATCATTAATGGCGCTGACTACAGGAGTAAACACCCAGCCTTTTTCTTGCTGCTTAACGAATCCCTCTTCCGCCCAGCGTGTAAGCATCTGAGCACTGAAGTTATAGCCGCACCTATGAATCCTTTGCACTCGACTTATACCGAACCTATCAAGCTTTGCCAGCTTCATTAAAGTTAATAGCTCTATTGTTGAATTTGCTATATCTGATTTTGAATTACTCATTGATTATTCCTTATCCTTTTTGGTTGCCGCTAGTGCTTCGTAAACCTTATTGCATAACGGTGACTGGTCGTAATCCTTATCAATGTTCAACCACTTGTCAGCATCAATTAAAGCCTCGCGCAACAATTCATTATCCGCTTGCAGCTTGGCTATTTGCTCTTTGGCCAGCTCCGCTGTTCTAACAATGCTCATTTGTGCAAACTGGTCATCGTTAACCGCTACCTCAAAATCATCACACTCAATATCTTCAGGCTCGAACTGTGATAGCGTTTCTAATAAATATAAAATGTTATCATCACTCATCTTTACATCGCTCATATCACTCTCCTTTTGGTGGCTCTGGTAGTGGTTGCCAGTGGGTGATGGTGTCGCTGCAAAAGTTCGGGTGGTCCCCGTCTATCGATGGGAGCCATCCTATCGAGCTATATTGGCACACAAACATGTAGCCAAAAGTATCAATCACAAGGAAAGGCTTGTTGTATTCCGGCAATCTATCATCAACACTAATCCACTCGCTTTGTGGTGCGCGGGTGTTCCAAGCGTCAATAGCTGACTGCCTCAGTTCATCCCACGGCACCGAATCAAAAACAATACTCATCACTCTGTCTGTTAGATCGTCGTCGTCAATGTTAATATGGTCTAGAAACGAAACTGATTGACCATAAACTACATTGTCACCTGCTGGGCATTTGCACCTAGCAAACCATTTTGTTCGGCCGTCTACCAGCTCGGGGATCGCCCCGCATTTACGGCAATTCTTCAATTTACCCATCTCACTATCTCCACGTATCTGCATACATACCGCTTTTTGTTATCTGGAATAGAGCATGTTAACTCTAGTTTTGGTTGTTGCTCTAGCTTGACTAGGCGCTGGTTAATCTCTGATACCTCTATGAAGGTAACTACCGCCAAAGCAAATGTGCACGCTAAAATCGCAATCTTATCCATTCCAGCTCCTATTTATAATCTTCGCCAAAATACTCAGTCTCATCCTCGTACATTGCTAATATCCTTTTCAAACTTGCATTTGTAACATCTGCTACATTGCATCAATACATCTCCATCATCAAGGGATGCCGCCTCTTCAAACTTGTGGCCTATAATCGCGCACAGTAATGGGTTGACAATAAAAATCTTGATTACACTGCTAAAAATAGACATTAAGAAAATAAATATCCCTGCTACCATAATAATAAGCATAATATTATCGTAATTCACCTATACATCTCCTTAAACGAAAAAACCCGATACAGTGATAGTATCAGGCTTTTGTTGTTAATGTGGTCTGACCAGTTACTTGTTTACGATAAACGCTGCGCCAAGTATTCCGGCAACCATAAATGTTATAGCGCCCTTTAATATCCAGCCTCTTATCTCTTTGAACGGCCTGTCGGCAATGACCGCGTCTTCTGCAGCTCTGATTCTCTTTTCGTGGTCTGCAACTCGTGTCGATAGGTTCTCAACTATTACAGTCTGAGCAGAGAATGCCTTGCCTATTGCGTGAAGCTCTTTTGCAACGCTTGAAAGCTCTTTTGCGACCCTAGTGTTAGACTCAAAGTTTGCCTTTTGGTCGGCCCGCATCTCTGTAATTAAGATTCTATAGTCACTTTCTGCCATTTTTAATCCTGGAAACTATCTTTTCTTTTTTTATTGTAGCCCGTCTAGCCTCTAAAAGGCAAAAGAAGGCGTTGATGCAGGAAAGGGAGCAGTATATTGTCACGAAAAAACCGATTAGCGGATCGTACGACATTCCAGCGAACCAGCGAAAACAGAATAGCAAGATGAAGCAGTGTAACAATGTATTCGTAATTGTAGTACAAGCCATCCTCAATCCCTTTGTTGCCGAGTTCATTTAGATAAGCCTTGTACATTAACCCCTCGAATAATGCCATTATAAAACAAGCCGCTATAACTTTATAGGTTGATAGGAATCTGATTGCTGTAAAGTAGATCGATGCATAAATTAAGAACACTAGGGATGGGTTCACTTCTAGAGTGTAGTTATACAGTGGTGACAACCCATAGCATTGACACGCGATGCTAGCGCCAAACGCATATACAATATCCTTGCCTGATGAAAATAAAAAGGCCGCCAGATAGGCAGCCATAAAAATCATGCTTAGGCTAACGTTTTGGCTAGCACTAAACTCAAGCATCTTTATTTCTCGTCTTGCTCTTTAGGTGGCTTAGATGCGCCACCTTGAGTTTCTGCAATTGGCTCGTCTGGCAAAGTTACTGGGTCTGTCATAAATACCTCGTTAGTTAAAGTGAATGCCTCGCTACGCTTCTCAGGGTTGCTTAGCTTGCAATCTATGGTCTGATTGCTGCCCCATCTATTCTGGAGTCAAGAACGGACCACCTCGCTTTCGGTTGGTTTTACCGCAAATGTGAGCAACCATGTAGAGCGTTGCAATTATCACATTGTTAAGGTGTCTCAAGCGGCGCAGCCATAACCGCTATACAGTATCCGTGTCGTGCACAACACTTCGTTCTCATCGGGCGACTGTTCAAACACCTTAAAAATATGTCCTCTCATGTGAGAGGCACTTTTCATGGCTTGATTCAGCACCTACAGAGTCCAAACCTCTGCGCTAATTTCGCCTTTTTGCGAATGTAGCACGATGCATGGTCGTGTCCCATGCGACATTTTCTCTATAACTTCCTTCAAGCCGTAAAGGAAGTAAATTAGGACGATAAGCGATATAAACATTGTTCGCCACCCCCTTAAGCCAAAAATACATCAATTACTTACTTACAGTCAATAATTTAAAAACACCTGTTTAATTAGCGTTTACATTGAGCAGTGCCTTTATCTGCCTTTTAGCTCTCACCTGACAATCTAATGGTATCAGTTAAATCGCTGCTATGTGGTACGACCAGTTATGTGTAGGTAAAAAAATACCCCCTGTTAAGGAGGTAAAGGAGATTGGAGAGATGATTGCGACATGATTATCGCAGCTATTCTTTACTATCGCAATAGTGCTCTCCAGTGTTACCGTTCGTTGCGATGATGTCTATCCTTCTCTCGCTTGGCCAGTTGTCGAAGATTTCCTTTTCTTCTGGCGTCTCTGTTAAATCCTCAATCTCATCGTAATAATCTAAAAAGTTTTCAATATTAATGTCTCGCCACCACTCGCCTGAAATCGAGTTAAAGCTGTAAACCCTGTCATCAACAATCTTAATGTACTCAGGGAAGGCTCCGTATAAGTGCTCAGGCTTTAGTTTGTGAGTTGCTCCATCTGGGATCATAGCCCTAACCCTCCTAGAGTCGCATCGATAACACCACAGCCAACAGCGATAGCCGTGATAAGCCAGTAAATGTCTGCGTTTGATTTAATGTGATCCTTCATAACTCAATGCCTTTATTTAGTGTTTCGGTCAAATCTTGATAGGTGTCACATGGCAGGTCACCATGAAATAACGCCTTTTCGATTGCGCTCTCAAGCTCTGCTATTCTCTTATGCAGCAACATTGGGACTTCTTTTTTCATTATTGCTGCAACTTCGCTTTGGTATAACGGTTTCATATTCATCTCCATCAACTGATAGCCTATGTTAGCACTATCAGATGGTGGGTGTGGTCTGACCAGTTAGTAACTAGCCTCGGCCTTGGTTGTATCCGCCTTGTTGTGGCTGGTTGTAACCTTGCTGTGGTTGGCTATGGTAGCCACCTTGTTGCTGTGGCACCTGATGCTGTTGCTGTGGCACCTGCTGAGGCTGGCTGTTATATCCGCCCTGCTGTTGCTGGACGTCATTAGTGCTATGAACAAAACCAAGTCTTGCGTTAAGCATGTCGATTGAAAGCACTGTGCCATTGTCTCCGTTGAATTGGTCGATCTTCAACTGCTCTGCTGAGACCTCGATAATTGATCCAGCTACAAGTACATTTTGATAAAACTGAATCTGCCCTAGTGACTTGGCAAAAATTACAGCTTGGTAATTTGTCCACTCGTCTTGCTTTGTCTTTGGGTCGCGAAACTTAACTCCAAGTCGAACGCCGAAACCAGTTGATTCTCCAGCCTGGAACTGGCGAGCGTCTTTGTTTAGCTTACCTACGATAGTGTGTGACATTTTTTATCTCCGATTAATGGTTATACATTTTGTTTAGTGTTTCTGTGCTTGCTGGTGGCAGGTTACCCCACTGAGCCGCAATAACTCCAGTCCAGTTTTGCTTAACAAACCCGTCATCATTGCGCTTTATCGCGTCAAGTATCAAATCGACGTCTGGATTTGTTTTGGCTGACGCGGCACTGCTTATAGGTGGCTTTTGCGAATCAGCGTCTTTATTGTCGTCAATAAGAAGCAATCCGTTTAGCGCGTACTTTCTGGCGTACGAGCTTGTTGATCCTGTTATCTGCCCGTCATCCATACCTTTCTTTGTTAGCGACTCCCTAGCGTATGCCGTGGCAGATTCTGAATCGCTGCCAAGCTTGATTGTTGCAGTGGCTTTCACATAGATGCGATCACCAACAGCCACAACCTCGTCATTAATCACTAGAACACATTCACCAAGTAGCGGTTTTAGCGCCATAAGTATGTCTTCACAGTTCCTGTAATTGTATTTACCAAAGCTATTGTATTGATTCTTTGGTGCGTTAAGGCTTTGCTGGATAACAGACAAAGCTTTTTGCAAGTCGCTCATTCTAACCCCCAAAATTTTATAAACTCAATCTCCAACTCTTCAGGCGTCTTGCCTTGCAGTTCTGCACTCTCCTTGATGAAGTCGTGCTCATCACTTAGCCTTTTCAGAGCCGCCTCAGATAGAACGCTCAAAGAAACATCAAGCTTTTTAGCTGTCTTCTGCGCGCGCTTTTTACCTTCTGGACTCATAACCATGGTTAGAGGAACTTTGTTTTTCTTTTTCATTAAAACACCTTTATTTGTTGACCTTGTGACTAAGTATACGTATATTTAATAAATAGTAAATACCCAGGAGAAAATAAATGGCATTTTATCAACCATCAAAGTTTTTTAAACAGCTTATAGCAGAGCGCTATGGCAGGGAGCCAATCGAATACCCACAACTAGGAAAGCAAGAGTATGAAGACCTTGAGTACGTTAGAAGCAAGATGTATGAAAACGGCGAGATGTCTTTCTTGATTCCTAGTACAAAGGAAAAGAGAGCGTTAGCAGCTAGAAGAAGGGCGGCTATAACTAAGAAAATGGATGATGCAGACTTATGAAAAACAAAAGTACCGCAAAAGAAAGGTTTCACATGAGCAAGGTTGCATCACTAGGCTGCATAGTTTGCCGAATGGCTGGCCTGGAGTCAGCGCCAGAGATTCACCACATAGGTAATGGAGCAATGGGGAAGCGCGCTAGTAACTATGAGGTTATACCGCTTTGCCACATTCACCACAGAACAGGTGGTCACGGTGTAGCTGTACATGCTGGCCGCAAAACCTGGGAGGCCAATTTTGGCACTGAGAAAGAATTACTAAAACTTACTTTGGAGTTAGTAAATGACTTATGAATTCACAATGCCGTGGCCTCCGACTTTAAATCATTATCATCAGCCGATAAAAATGGGTAAATGTGTTCGAATTATCAAAGGCGCAAAGGCTCGCGAGTACGCCAAAAATATGGAGTATTACCTAAAAGAGATCGGAATCTACGACGAGAGAATACCAGAAGGCGTAAAGCTCTATATGCACCTAACGTTAAACCCGCCAACACTTGCAAGATACGATGTAGATAATCGCACTAAGGGAATTATGGACGCGCTATCTAATGCTAATTTTTACGCCGACGACAACCAGGTTCACAAGCTTACGATCGTAAAAGGTGAAAAGGTTAAGGGCGGAAATGTTCTAGTTAAAATCGAGGTGATGGAATGAGCTACTTTAACAAAGAAAAACCATGTCAATCAGTGAAGATATGGTCAAGACAGCCAATGACTCCAGATATGATGCAGTTCGGGTGGTCTGTATTCAATCGGTACAACAAAGAGATACAAAGCGGCGACGTAAGCACTGATGGATGCGTATATTCCAATAAATTTTATGCTGCGTCAGCCAAGAAAACAAAAGGCGGTTGCGCCTCAATTTGTGTAAGGGATAGAAGTAATGAAATCAATAACCGTTATCCCTGATGGCCTGAGCCTTAACCAGAGGCGTGAGGCTTATCTATGGGCTGAGAAGCACCAGCGAGACTTTCCACACGTTAAGCGGCACACATGGGAAGGCTCAACATGCAATTACACAGTAACCAACAATAAAACTATCAGAGTGAGATTAGCAAAATGAAAATTAAAGACATTAAGAGCTGGTTTGAAGTGGCAATACCAGATCCGACAATTGAGCAGGCTTGCATTCAAGTTGGTTGCCATTACGAGGAGTGCGGGGAGATGGCGACAACACTAACAGATTCTCATGCCGCCGAAGAGCTGGAAAGAATAGCAGCGGAATACAAGAGATCGAGCTATTACTACTTAGACGTACTGCAAAAAATGAGCGATGCTGACAAAATCAAGTTGCTTGATGATTTGTGCGACCAAATAGTTACAGCTATCGGTGTTGCTCACATGCTTGGTATGGATATCGAAGGTGCGCTAAAAGAGGTTAACGACTCCAACCATTCAAAGTTTGAAGATGGTAAAGCTGTATTTAATGAGCAAGGCAAGATTAGCAAGGGTAAAAACTACCGCGCACCTAAACTGGATAAGTTTATTTAAGGAGATTCAAATGAAAAAATTATTACTTGCCGCACTGCTTTTGACCGGGTGCGGTGGCGCAGAAACAACCGAGCCGCCAATCACAATAGAACCAGAGTCGCGTGAATACTGCGTTGAGTTAAGGGTCAGATATTTTAACCAAGATATTTACGACAGGACACCAATATCTGATTTATACGCTGTTGCTTATCCAGACGGGTTTTCGTCAGCTCACCTTGGCGATCACCCTGGAGTCAGTTATAAGCGATACAAAGTATCTAGCTTTTCGCCAGCGTTTAATCTTGACGTGTTCATGTTCGGAAGCTATCACTCATCAAAGACCCTGGCATACTCACTAAATGATGTTGTTGCGGTTGTTGAGGTTGAGACGATAAACGGCAATCAATGGAATACCACAGGCGTAAGCGTCACATATAAGGACAGGTTTGACGGCATAAACCAACTTTGCAATTAAACAAAGCCCTCCATCGTGAGGGTTTTTTATTGGGTTTGACTTCACCTTTTAACCTATAAAACCACAGAAAGAAATATATTTTTGTAGTTGACCTTGTAGTTAATCTCGTATTACAATCTGTACTACACTAAAATGAGGGTAAATTATGAAACCGCTTAACGTAAGATTTGACGAAACCGTTTTTGATTCAATTATTGAAATAAGTGATCGCAGTGGCGCTTCTAAGTCTGATATAGCTAGGGCGGCAATGCAGATTGGGCTTAGAGCTTTGAGCGAGTCTACAGACAAGGAGGTTTTTGCGAAAATCAATATAGCCAAGCTAAGGGTGATGTTTGGAGGGGATCAAGAAGCTATTGATGAGATGTTGGAAAGCAATTTTGACACAGGTAAATAAAAGGCCAGTTGCTGCTGGCCAGTTTAATCGGCACATCAAGAGGTAATTATAATGGCAAGGATAAGAACAATCAAACCAGAGTTCTTTACTAGCGAATCCGTACTATCTGTGTCACCACTTGCAAGGCTACTATTTATAGGTTTGTGGTGTGAAGCTGATAGGGAGGGGAGAATGAAGTGGAAACCTAAAACGTTAAAGTTTAGATACCTTCCATCTGATAGCGTTGAAATAAATGACTTATGTGAAGAGCTTAAGCAAGAGGGGATGATAGAAGTCTATTCCATAGATGGTGATGAATACTGCAGCATTCCAGGGTTCAAGACGCACCAAGTTATAAACAACAGGGAGCGCGAGAGTGAATTACCTGCACGCGTGCCGACGCGTAAACCACGCGTGAAAGCGGAAGGAAGGAAAGGAAAGGAAGGAAGGGAAAGGAAACACTCGTTAATGACTTGTCCACCTGAAAACCTAAATCAAGATGCTTGGCAGGCATGGTTGGACTACAAGGTTAAGATCAGGGATAAGTACAAAACAGAAAATGGTGAAACTGCAAAAGCCGTTCAACTTGTAAACCTTTCAAAAGGTGATCATCAAATTCAACAGTTGATAGTTAACCAGTCAATAAATAATGAGTGGAAAGGTTTCTTTGAATTGAAAGCACCTAATCCTGCACAGCAAGCGCCACAAGAACGTAAAAAGCCTAGAGGGTTCGGGGAATGAGATATTTAGACCAGAGCAGAGACGCTGCAGCTTCACTAGTTGGGTGGCTGCTTGATAAGCCAGAAAAGATAATGGACGTAACAATAAATCCAGAGTTGATCCACAACCACATTTTAAAAGAAATATTTAAGGCTGTTTTGCTACTTGATCAGCAAGGAAATGGCGTTTCAGTTGATGCAGTTGATGATCACCTAACAAAAATTGGTGTTGAGGTTAACTATGTTTACCTGCTTGAACTCACGCTAAAAAAGGTTAACGGAAGCGTTTCAGGCGATATTGGCGCACTTGAAGCTCGCATACGAACCGCTGATGCATGTAAAAAAGGGTATGAGGTGTCAGCACTTCTTGTTGAGGCTGCAGAGCGTGGCGACGTCATGGCGATGCAGGAAGCTTGCGACAAAATAATGAACCTTGGCAGTGAAACAAAAAACTATGATTTCTCTTTTGATGAAATGTTTAGAGACACAATTGAAGATGCGCTAAATCAGATGGAAGGGAATGAGCAAGGAAAGATAAGCACTGGTATTTATGATATTGATTCGCAGATAGGCGGCTTTCACAACGGGGATTTGATTATTTTGGCCGCCAGACCAGCAATGGGTAAAACTGCGTTGATGATTAACATGGCTATGGGTGCAGGAGATGGTAAAAAAGTCGGCATAATGTCAGGGGAGCAGCCTAAGGTTCAAATAGGCTATAGAGCTTTTGCTATTGAGTCAGGTCTTGCCATCGGTGATTTACGTAAAGAGATGACCGAACAAAATTACATGCAACTTTCAGATGCTGCAGCAAAGCTAGCAGACAGAGGAGGGCGCATCTACGAAAAGCCAGCGCCAACAATTCAAGATGTATGCACAAAAGCTAGGGAGTGGAAGTATAAATATAAAATTGATGCAATTTACATTGATTACCTTCAGCGAATAAAGGCAACGAACACTGCAGTTCCAAAGCATGAGCAAGTTGCTGAAATAGCTATGACGCTAAAAGAATTAGCAAGAACGCTTGATATACCAATCATAGCGCTAGCTCAGGTAAATCGAAGTGTTGAAAGTAGGCCAGATAAAAGACCTGGAACAGGTGATATTAAAGACTCTGGAGTTGTCGAGCAGGAAGCGGATCAAATCCTTACACTGTACAGAGATGAAGTTTATTTTGAGGATACAGACTCACGAGGCATTGCAGAGATAGATGTAAAGAAAAATAGACATGGCGCCACAGGATGCATTCGCGTTGAGTGGATAGCTAGATGCTTAAAATTCAAGGGACTTACTGAAAACTGGAATCCTGCGGCAATGATACCAGACTTAGATCAAGATAATGGCCAAGAAGATTGGCGAAGTAACGATCCATTATGGGGCTAACACGAAAAATGGCAGCTATCTGGTCAGACCACTACAGGTAAAGATTTGTAGTACAGTTGGCTCAGTTGATTAAGGAGGCTCAAGTGTTCCACGGATACCCAAATCAATACTTTCAGCGCGGAAAGGAAAGCGATTTAAAGTTTATCTTGCAGCGTATGAGAGTTATACCAGAGCATCTCAAGGAAGAGGTTAGCGAGAAGTACATGAGCTTTAAGCCTGTTGATGGCGGAGAGGCTAGGAAAATCGCTAACACCTGACTGAATGAAGAGGCGTTGAAATACAAAAATGCATCATGTGTGAAAGATGATGTTATTGAACGTGTAGAAATGGAATCTAAGCGGCATAAATCAAGCGAGGTTGAATTTAAATCTAAGATTGATATAAGTACGCCAGTTAAGGGTAAATCGTTCTTAGATTGCCTTTTAGATGATGTTGATAAAAATTATAGGAGAAAGTGATGAGCAAACAATCACAGCAGAATTATTATTGCATGGGCTTTATGTCGATAGATGGTGTTAATCCGCACAATCCACACTCGCCAACCGACAGAGAGAAGTTTTACCTGTTTAACGCTGGTGTTGTTGACAAGGCCAATGGGTATGAATACGACAGCGGAGCATTCCTGTGAGAATCAAGGATGCAGCGGTGAAGGCTCAACTAGCTGGTGAGCCTACATTCTACCACCCAAAGCCGTGCAGGGTTTGCGGCTGTAATACCCGGTATTCATCATCAACAACCTGTGTTGACTGCCACAGAGGTAGGGCTATTAACGCCTACAGGTCTTATGGCGATGAAGCCAAGAAGAAAGCTAGGGAGCGTGCTGCTAAGTGGCGAGAAGAAAATAGACAGTATTACAGCAGTTATCAAAAGGCGCGTTACTTGCGCCAGAAACAAGAATCGGAAGGGTTGAGGTATTTATGAAAGGTCACGGAAGTAAGCGAGGCAAGTCACTGCGCATGATAGCAAGAGAGCTAGGCAAAGAAACATTCGAGGGTAAGCGCTGCGGTTGCGGTCACACTACAAAGAAAGTTACTACTGGCAAGTGTGTTAATTGCCGTGGAGCACATGCACCAGTGCGAGCGCATAAGGAAAGTGAAGCGCCTATCGGCCTTGGATTGATTGCTCATAGAGCGTTTAACTTGGTGGCGCGATGAAAGTCATGTTTATTAAGCTGCCAGGTGGCGTTTTGACTCCTGCGTCTGACATTGAAGCAGACAGGCTTGCACGGTTAAAGAATGGTGTTGCATACGAAGTAGAGCTAAAAGCTGGTGAGAAGCGTAACAGAGGCTTTCACGGTAAAGTCTTTGCCTTCATGACTTGGTGTTTTCAACATTGGTCATCAGAAAACACGGACGCCAAGTTTTGCACTGAGCAAGCGCAGTTTGATTACTTCAGAAAGTCGCTAACAAAGCTAGCTGGTTATTATGACTTTGTAACCGACCTGCAAGGTAATACGATGATTGAAGTTAGATCGCTTGCTTATGACTCAGTGAGCCAGGAGGAGTTCGAGAGCTTTTTTAACGCGATAATCAATGCAGCAATACAGCACGTTTTCGCCAATACTACGGATGAGAATACTTTGAATAAGTTGCGGTCATTTTTCTAACTGGTCAGACCACATTTGATTATTTTATGGTGTATTGTTAGGTAAATTTAAGGGAGGGTAAGTAATGGAAAAGTTTAGCAAGGGTGATTGGGTTGTCGAGAAAAATTCTGCTGGATCTATAGAGGTGGTTTCAGGTGTAAACGGGTGGAGTGAATGCGGATACCTATGCATAGGTATAGCAACTGAAGGTAAAGAATGCACAAACAACAAGAAGACGAGAGCCAACGCCAACCTAATCGCAGCAGCGCCAAAGGCTTACTATAAGCTGAAGGAGGTTGAGCAATACCTTGGCGCTATGATTGGCGAGTCTAGCTACAGCAAGACGTTGCACGATGAAATTATAAATCTACTGGCTGAGTGTAGGGGTGAGCATGAGCAAGTTAAATGAAGATGAGTTAAAGCGCGGCCAGTCGTCGTTTTGTTCGCTTGTTGTTGCTGGGGTATTGTTGGGTTTATTTTTGCTTTGGAGGGCATTATGAAGATTGCAACGCCAATGGAGGCAAGAGAGCAAGCGCTACAAATTATCAAGGCTGCTGGTGGTGAGTGGGTAAATCGCGCAGAGCTATCAGCCAAAATAAGACTTAATGAGCTAGACCTCGCAAAAGCGATAACTGCGCTTATGGTTGCAGATAAAAAGGCTGGTAACATTAGGATTGAAAAGCTAACTAAGCGACTAAGCGCTAAAAGTAAGTTTGGCAATGCAAGAGCTGTTAATGATATTAAATACCGTTACATTGGAGAATAGCCATGTGTGGAAGTGTTATTGATAAGTGTTACTTTGCAGGTATCGAGGCTTTTGATAAGGGGTTTTCTGTTCAAGACTGCCCTTACAAAAGTTATGGGGCAAAGCGCGATGCTTGGTTGGAAGGTTTTAACTACAAAGAGAATGAAGAAGATGAATAAGCTTATCGAGCAGGTTAAGCGTCACGAAGGGTTGAGGTCTAATCCGTACAAGTGCACAGCAGGTAAAGCTACCATTGGCTACGGGCGCAATCTTGATACCATTGGTATCGCCGAGAAGGAAGCGGACACGATGTTGTTTA